AAATGAGTCAGTAATGTTCAAAAAGTTTTCAGGCATCCATACAAGATTCGAGAAAAGCGAGGAAAAGAATAAAACAGAACTAGACACTATTAACAAAGAACTAAGCGAAGTTAAAATAGGTATAAGTACTATTAACGGAAAGTTGGACATTTTAATTAATAACAATGTATAGATTTAGCTCCAGAAGTTTAAAAAGATTAGAATATGTAACACCTATTCTTATAGCTATTTTAGAGGAGGGGATAAAAGACTCGCCTTATGACTTTGGCATCCCTAGAGATGGAGGTTTTAGAACCTTTCGCAGACAGCAGGAACTTTATGCTAGAGGTAGAACTACAGAGCAACTAATCGAAAAGGGAATAACAGACTTAGAAGGTAGACCAGACAAGAGCCGTATCACCTGGACTCTTAAAAGTTACCATATGACAGGCAAAGCATTTGACATTTACGCTTATGTAGATAGGAAAGCAAGTTGGGATATGAAGCACCTAGAACCTATCGCACGACATTTAATAGAAGTAGCATCTAGCTATGGCATTGTTCTTCATTGGGGGTATGACCTTTGGAAGAAAGACGGCGCACATTTTCAAATAGATTAACAACTAAAAAAAACAAAATGAAACGATTATTTAAAACAGGAATAGTTACAACTTTAATGGGGTTAACTATTTTATCAATAGCTATATGTTTATACGTTAGTAAACACCACACCGAAACAGAAGCAGGAGCAGTAGCTGCTTTAGGTTTATTGTTATTAAGGTCCAATGACTCGCTAATAGGCTTAACTAAAAAATGAGAATACTAATACTTTGTATATTCTTAATCTCCTGCAACCCACAAAATAGACTTAATAGAAAAGTAAAGAGAGCAGAGAATTACGCCTATAAGCATGGCTTAGTAATTAAGGATACTATAAAGGTTATTGATACAGTAATTGTAGATAGCTACATACACGACACTACAGCGACTTTCTACACATCAGACAGCATAACAGTCATAGATAACTCTAGAGTGCTTTTAAAGTACTTTTACGACACTTTAAGGCAAGAGATTTACCACGAGGTCGAATGTAAAGGAGATACAATAATTAGAGAGGTATTAGTTCCAGTTGATAAGATTAAAGTAATAGAAAAGGATAATAGGTATATGATTATTCTTATAGTCTTACTATCTGCTTTGTTCTTTGTGGTCCTGAGGCGAAATTATGTAGCTTAATATTTAGTATATTTACGCAAATTAAAAAATATGCAGCATAGAAATACTACAAGACTAAGACTAAAAGACGACGAGCTAGACCTTATCCAAAAGTACAGAAGGATAAAAGAGGAGAGTATAGCAGCAGGCATTAACCCCGATGACGTTAAGCATGGGTGGTTAAAAACAGACAAGTCTAGTTTATTCTTTAAGAACCCAAACTTTAAGACAGAAGAAAAGAATAAGTTTGCTGAGGACTTAATTAAGGAGCTTAAACAATACTCTCCAAAGTATCCTACTATAAAACGGAGCAAGTCAGCAGATGGACATTTATTGGTTTTGGATCCTGCAGATATTCATGTAGGTAAACTTTGCTCTATCCTAGAAACTGGTAAAGAGTATAACCAACAGATAGCAGTTAGACAAGTAAAGGAGGGGGTGCAAGGCATCTTAGATAAGTCTAGCGGTTTTAACATTGACAAGATTAATTTTATTGCAGGGAATGATATATTGCACACCGACACACCTAAAAGAACTACTACAAGTGGAACATCTCAGGATACGGATGGCATGTGGTATGAAAACTTTTTAAATGCGAAGAGGTTATACGTTGAGGTAATAGAGCAACTTATTCAGATAGCAGACGTTCACTTTACATTCAACCCCAGTAACCACGATTATATGACAGGCTTCTTTTTAGCGGATGTAATTAAAACACATTTTCGACATTGTAAGAATATTACTTTTGACTGTAGTATCTCACATAGGAAATACTTTAAATACTATAAAAATTTAATAGGTACGACTCATGGGGATGGAGCAAAGAACCAAGACCTACCATTACTAATGGCTACTGAAAGACCTATTCTCTGGAGTGAAACAGATTACAGATATGTATATACCCATCACGTACATCATAAAAATGCAAAGGACTACATAGGGGTAACTGTAGAAAGTTTACGAAGTCCATCTCCTGCAGATAGTTGGCACGATAGAAACGGTTATGTTTCTAAACAAGCTATTGAAGGTTTTATACACCACAAAGAGAATGGGCAAATAGCTAGATTAACACACTACTTTAAATGATACGAATAGAACTATCTGACGATGAAATAGAATACAGCACTTACTTTCCTATTAGGGATGCCCATGACCTTATGTATTCATTTGAGGAAATGGTACGAATGTATACTCAGGCAGAAATAGAGGTTGATACTTATATCCTGGAAAGGGCAAAAGAAATTCATATTAAAAAGAATAATTAAAATAAAATACTTATATTTGAGCTTTCGTAGTTTAGTTTAGTTTTGAGGAGGGGTAACATTAATTTGTTGCTCCTTTTTTTTGTGCCTTAAAAAAATAGATTAAAAATATTTTGATTATTCGGGAACTTATTTGTAATATTGTGAGTATATTAAAATAGTATCTCCAGAGAGAGGGATATGTAAATTAATAAAACTAAACAAAATGAACGCACAAGATTTAAACAAATTAAGCAACACAATTACCAACGTAGAAAAACTTGACATTGTGTATAATGAACTACTATTGCCTTTACTAAAGATCCGAGCCGAACGAAAACAAAATGAGCTAGAAATAAGGGATTATGCTCATCAGAGAAGTATTTATTTTAGACTACAAGAATTAGGCTTTAGTGGCAACTTACAATACCTATGTTGCGGAGAAATGATGCCCTACTTAATTAACAAAGGGTTTACGGTAGCACATAGCTGTTATTCTACTACAATTAAATGGTAACAAACTAAATAAATTATTAACAATTTAAAACTAAACAAAATGAAAAACGAAATTTTAAATGCAATCAAATATTTAGACATAGACATGTCTAATGTAGGAACTTACCATGACTTATATGAGGAGATAAACTACAACGGAACTGTTCACGAAATAGTAGATGGATACATAGACATATATTACTATGACTTGAGAAAGTGGGCTGTAGATAATTGGGAATACGTAGAGGATGCTAACGAGCAGGGTATTGGAACTAATGGAATAGATTACCACAAAGATATTCAAGCAGGACAATACTTAAAGTTTGAGCAAATGGCTGTAGAAATAATTGAAGAAATATTTAATGAACAAGAATTCCAGGAGGTTAAAAAATAAGAACAATGAAAGAAAAAGAACTAATACAAAAGAGGATCCATGACATTGATACGTTTATGGCTAGTGAAGATAACGAAACTATTTTATCAGGAAAAGACGAGCATGGTAAAGATTTTATAATTATCTTTAATACCGTTGAATTACTTGAATGGCTAGACATTGATTACATGAAAAAGCAATCTAAAAAATATATTAATAACCTTTAAAATTAAACCAATGAAAAAGAAATTACTATTACGAATAGACGCAGAAACTTACAAAGAGATTGTAAGACTCGCAAAAGAAAACGATAGAAGCATAAATGCTGAAATTATTAACCGATTAAAGAAGTCACTATGAAAAACAAACAAGCCTTGTTATCCTTTTGGGATAATTTTAACACAGAACTTTATTACAAATATTTAAAAGCTAGACAAAAATGAAAGTAAAACTAACTCACTCTTTAGTGGAGATACACAAAGTACAGAAAGACCTTTACGAAGTATTTACTACAGACTATTGGGATAATGGAACTTACACCACTAAGGATGTTTCACACCACTCAACAGAGCGAGAAGCTCAGGAACAAAAAGAAATTAACAAACATAAAAACTTAAACAAATGAAAGAATTAATAAATATTCAAAGCGAATTAAAAGCACCTAAGAGCCAATATAATAACTTTGGTAAGTATAAGTACAGAAACTGCGAAGATGTCTTAGAGGCTCTTAAACCACTCTTAAAAAAGAATAAATGTACTTTGTATATCTCAGACAATATACTAGAGGTCGGAGGATTGGTATTTGTAGAAGCAATAGCAACTATACAAAACGAGAAAGGACAAGACGTATCCGTATCTGCACAGGCAGGAATTAACCCAAATAAAAAGGGAATGGATATAGCTCAGAGTTTTGGAAGCTCCTCCAGTTATGCGAGAAAGTATGCTCTTAATGGATTGTTCTTAATAGACGATACTAAGGATCCTGACACAGAAGCACCTCAACCCAAGCAAAAAGAAAAGATAACAAATGGCGACCTTTCAGGAATGATGTTAAAAGCTAGTATAGGAGATTTAAGGACTATAATAAAAGACTTTGAACTTACCAAAGAGCAACACAGTAAGGTAACAGAATTAGGTAAAAAATTAAAAAACTAAGAACTATGGAAACTATTTTAAGAACTGAACTAAAAACAGCAGACAAAAGAATAATAGTATTAGAGAGTACTATTGAAACTTATAAGCGTATAATAGCTGCTTTAGATGAACGAATAGAACTAATGGAGAGAAACCATAAATTTGAATTAGAAAACTTTTATACTAAAAACTCTGAACTATGAAAATAAGATGCAGCGCACTAGGTAAAATTATGACAAACCCTAGAAGCAAAAAAGAAACATTGTCAGCAGGATGTAAAACGTACATCAAAGAATTAGTAAAGGAAGATTTATTTGGTTATAAAACTACAATAGATTCTAAGTATTTAACTAAGGGAATAGACTTAGAAGACACTAGTATAGACCTTTATAACGAAGTACACAATACTTTATACCTAAAGAATACAGAAAGGCTAGAAAACGAGTTTATAACTGGAGAATGCGACATTAACGCAGAGGACAAGATTATAGACATTAAAAGCTCATGGAGTTTAGAGACATTTCCTGCATCTCCTGGAGATGTATCCAATAAAGATTACGAATGGCAGCTAAGAGCTTATATGTGGCTCTACGATAAGCCTAAAGCAGAACTTGCTTACTGCATGGTTTCAACTCCTGACTACTTACTAAAAGAATGGGATAATTTAGACATTCATAAAGTAGATAAACACGACCCATTTCTTAGAGTTACTACAATTAGTTTTGAAAGGGATACTGAAAAGGAAGAACTAATAGCTCAAAGGGTAAAAGACTGTAGAGAGTTCTACAATGAGTATAAAGACTCAATTTTGAATAAACAATTAATATTAACCCAATAAACTATGACAGATTTAGAATATTTTATAAACGAAACATTGCAAGGGATATCTGTTCCAGTAACAAATGAAAGGATCCTAAATGCTGTATGCTCACATTTCAGTGTTTCTGAGAAAGCTATAAAAGGAAAGACTAGGGGGAAGAATATAGTATTAGCTAGGCACTTTTATATGTTTCTTCTAAAAGAAAAAGAAGTATTTAAAACTTTGCGAGAAATAGGAGAACAAACAAATAAAGACCATGCTACTGCATTACATGCAATACGTAAGTTAAAATATTGGGTAGAAAACTACCAAGACATAAAAGAAATATATAATAAAATAAACCAAAAAATATATAATAATTAACTATATTTACAAACAATTAAAAAACAATAAATTATGGAACACGTAGAAACAGGAACAATAAAAGAAATTATGGACTTAAAAACTTTCGATAGTGGCTTTACTAAGCGAGAGTTCGTAATTACTACAAATGACAAATATCCGCAGGATGTTAAGTTTGAAGTAACAAAAGATAAAGCAGAAACTTTTGAAACCTACAATAATATAGGAGATGAGGTAACTGTAAAATTTAATATTAGAGGCAACTTTCATGAACCGACAAACAATTATTTCAACAATCTCCATGCTTGGAGAATCGAGAAAAACAATGCACAGACTACAGAGGAAGAAACTGTACAGACTGAGGCAGAAGATGACTTACCCTTTTAAGAAGGTAATACATTTATTTTTGGATAATGGTTATAAGTTAAAATAATTATTATCTTTGGTCCATACATCCTGCATGATGTTTACTGAATTAATTAATAACCTATTAGGGGGATGGATGCAGCCTGAACCTTAATAGGTTTTTTTATACACAATATTATGGCAAAAGATAAAAAGGGTTTTGTATTATATGCTGACCTAATTCATACTGTAGAACAGTTAACCTCAGAAAAAGCAGGAGACTTATTTAAACATATTTTAAGGTATGTAAATGATGAAGATCCAGTTAGCGAAGATATACTTATCAGCATAGCATTTGAACCGATTAAACAGCAGCTAAAGAGGGATTTAAAGAAGTATGAAGTAAGAGCAGAAAAGAGCAGGAACAATGGAAAGTTAGGAGGTAGACCTAAAAACCTAGAAGAACCTAAAAAACCTAGTGGGTTAATTAATAACCTAACCGAACCTAGAAAACCTGATACAGTTACAGTAACAGTAACAGATACAGTAAAAGATATATATAAACGAAAACAAGTTTTCAGAACATCCATTTCTAAATTTATAAAAGACAATCCTAATAAATACCCTAAACAACTCTACATAGATTTTGAGGAGTATTGGACAGAGCATGGCGAGAAGGATAAAAAAATGAGATTTGAGAAACAAAAGACATTCGGACTAAGTAGAAGACTAAGCTCCTGGAATAAAACAG